GATCAATGGGTATCATGTGGAGAAAGCACTCTTCAGGGCGGCGACGTAAAGCCTCTTACTGAAGATATTGCTAACGCCCAAGGCTTACCACCAGACGCAAACGTGTGCGGTTGTTCTCAGACTATTGGTGATCAAGATAATAGTAGCATTCAAAATATACACAAATGTTGTAGTAACTATAATAATGATGGTGGAGAAGATCCGTCCACAGGTAGTTGTTGTTGCGGATCTGCCGATTGTTCGGCTGGAGGAAGTGCCTGTGGAGGAGGATCCGGATGTGGAGGAGAAGGATTACTATCAGAGAATACAAATGTAGGTAGTTGTCAAGAATGTGCTACTGAAAATCAAGGATTATCTTGTTTTGAATCCGGAGGATTAGGACGTTGGGGTAGGGGCGATTTTGGTTGCACAGGCTCGGGCGCAAATAGAGTATGCTGTGATCTAGATCCCGACCCAACCTATAATGATGGCAACGCCGATGGTGAGCTTGGAACACTCAGGGCTATTAGTTGTTATTGTTTAGTTCAAGATATAGATGATATTTGTAGTGAAGAAGATTGGGATTTTAGTTGTGTAGACTATGCTGTTAATTCATGTTGTTGTCTAGGATCGCCCGGTTTAGAGTATTGCAATGCAGATGGATCCGACTCAGGAGGAGGCGGAGACGGAGGCGGTCCCGGTGACTTTGGTAGCTGCATTGGACCCACAGGCTGTTGCAATAACAGGGCAGGATGTAGCATACCCGGATCTTATTGGGGTCCAAGACATGCTAGAGGATCTGCAAATAGCTGGTTACACTTAGATAGATGGGAAATTAGATCAGGAATTGCTCCTACTTCTATTAGAGGAACTGCCGCAGGAACCGCTTGGGAAAATATTCCAAGAAATACAGATGGAACTAATAAAACTATTTCTGGATCTGGACACGGATCAACAACAGCTTCAGGAGAATTATACTATCCATCGGCTCATGATAGTTCAACTAATGCTTTAGAGAATCCTCAGCTTAGGTTTATTAAACCAGCAAACCCGTATCTTTATTCTCAACTTCAATATGATCCTACTAATGGATATAATAATGGATCTGGAACAGCAGGAGAATGTGGGTTCTGTCAAAGTTTAGTTGACGAATCATTTAGTAATAGTCCAGAATTCTTTGGTAAGCTATCAGTAGTTACCTCAGGAACTCAAACTAATAACTGGTCAACTTCACACGGATTGCTTCATGTCTCTTCTTTAGTAGACATGGGATGTTCAGATAGAGATTATGTAAGTCTCTACAACAACAATCTTGTTTGGAGTGGCTCCTTTACTCAACTCGATTATATTAAATATACTGACAATACAAGCCTAACGGTTGCTACGTAAGGAGTTACAATGAAGGCACAATCAATGTTTACTTTTTCAGACGATGAAGGAAAAACAAGAAAAGTTAAAACCATTATAAATGATGATTTTTCAATCCATTCTTTTTATTTTGAGCCTACTAATATGAAAAAGAATCAAACCTTTGAATATAAGACAAAAAAGAAAAAGAAGCTAGGTGATTGGGTTAAGAATACAATTGACTTTTTTACCTATAATAAAGTTAAACCTTGTAATGTCTGTAAAAAACGACAGGCAATGCTTAATCAAATAATGCAGAAGGAAAAAACAAATGGATAATAAACCATCAAAACTTCAAGACATGCTTTTTGAGGCACTTATTAGGGATCTAGAGGATCCTCAAAAATGCACTCCCGGTCTTTATCAGGTTGTTCGTGGCGTAGTAAACGACAACAAAGAAGAAGCCGGAGCAATTTCAAAAGAACATCTCAAGGCTGTAGAAGAGAAAATTTCTGAAGCAGTCCCATTTAAATTCGGGAGATAAAAAATGGAAATGACTTACTTCGGGGGATTTTTACAAATTCTAATTGGATTAGGTATTGTAGCAAATCTATGGAAGATTCAACGTGAGTTAGGAGAACTCGCTGTTACTTTATCTGGTCTAAAAGGAATTGTAGAAGACCACGAAGCAAGACTAAGAGATATGGAGAAAAACCATGCCAACAAAAAAGTTTAAGTGTGCTTGTGGAGTGACCACTAGAAAAACAGGAGCTTCAGCCACAAAGGCTTTATTTAAAAAAAAATCAGAAGGAAAATCAAATGGCCGAAAAAAAGAAAAAAGGTAGTATGAAGGGGCATACTATTAAGGGCGGTCATAAGAGACCCACTAAAAAGGGTGCTGGCATGACTAAGAAAGGGATTGCTAAGTACAGACGAGATAATCCCGGTAGTAAACTAAAGGGCGCAGTTACAGGAAACCCTAAAAAAGGAAGCAAAGATGCCAAGAGAAGAAAGTCTTATTGTGCTAGATCTGCTGGACAGATGAAGAAGTTCCCTAAGGCTGCTAAAGATCCAAACAGTCGTTTAAGACAAGCAAGAAAAAGGTGGAAATGCTGATGGCTAAGAAAAAGAAAAAAGCAAACGATGCTTGTACTAAAAAAGTAAAAGCTCGATATACTAAATGGCCTTCTGCCTATGCGTCTGGTGCTTTAGTCAAATGTCGCAAAGTAGGAGCTAAGAACTGGGGAACTGGCGGTAAAAAAGGAAAGAAGAAAAAGTAATGGCTAAGAAAAAAAGCGAGGGTCTAAAAAAATGGTTTGGACGCAACAAGGGCAAAGGATGGATCGACTGTAAAACAGGAAAACCCTGTGGTCGTAAGTCTGCTAAAGGCAAAAGCAAAAGACCGTACCCCGCTTGTAGGCCCACCAAAGCCCAGTGTAACTCAAAGGCTAAAACTAAAAAAGGACCAGCAAGAATCTCTTGGTCTAAGAAGAAAAAGAAGGGCAAGTAATGGGACAATCTAAGTCATCTAAAAATTACGCTAAAAATCCCGCGTCACGAAAAAGAAAAGTAAAAACTCAAGCTAAAATTAATAAAAAACCTACTGAAAAGAAACGTAGGGCTGAGTTAAATAAAGAAAGAAGAAAAAGGGGAATCTACGGAAAAGGGGGCAAAGACATCAGCCATCGAAAAGATGGAAGTGTATTCTTAGAGTCCCCTAGAAAGAACCGGGCTAGAAAAGGAAAAGCATGAATGTTCCTCAAGAAATGTTGGATGACTTTCGAAACCATATGTGGGCGTGTTTTAAGTACTTAGGTCTTGGTGAACCCACACCCGCTCAATATGCTATGGCCGATGAATTACAAAACGGCCCAAAAGATATGCAACTACAAGCAGGTCGTGGTTTTGGTAAATCCGTTATTACCTCTTGCCTAGCTTCGTGGTTTCTTCTAAAAGACTCTAATAGCACCATTATGGTTGTTTCTGCTACAGGACAAAAAGCTGTAGAGTTTATTTCTATGACAAGGCGTATCCTTGATTTAGTTCCTTATTGTCAAGATATGAAGCCCGGAGAAGGAACTATTGATAATGCTTTTTCTTTTAACGTACAAAACAGAACTAAAATAGGCCAAGATAGATCGTGCTATGCCCGTGGAATAACCGGACAAATTACTGGATCTCACGCAGAATATTTAATTTTTGATGATATAGAAATAGAGGGAAATTGTGAAACTACTCAGGCTAGGCATAAGCTTCTTAATAAAGCACTTGAAGCAGAACAGATTAGGAATGTTGGCGGCAGGGTAATACTTCTAGGAACTCCACAAACTAAAGATTCAATTTATAATGTCCTAAAAGAAGGATACCCTGTTGTCAAATTCCCTGCTATCAAACCCGATCCAAGTATTCCTTCAGAATCTGAAGATGTATCAGAATGGGTTATGTCTCTTGATATTGAACCGGGAGATCCCACTCAGCCTGAGCGGTTTAGTAAAGATGTATTAATGGAACGAAAAGCCAAAGTAGGGCCAACTCTTTTTGGCCTTCATTACAAACTTGATACAAGTCTTGCAGATGCTGAAAAGTATCCTTTAAAACTAGAAGACTTAATTGTATTAGATTTTGATCATGAGTTAGTTCCAGAAAAAGTGGTGTGGGCCGCTTCTACAGAAAATAAAAAAGTACCTTCATTCGGAATGTCAGGAGATAAGGTTTATGAGCCAATGTGGATCTCTGAGAGGTTCGTAGAGCCTCAACAGAAATTTATGTTCGTAGACCCTTCGGGGCGAGGAAAAGACGAGACAGCGTACTGTGTGGCCTCTACGTCCTGTGGATACGTCTTTATTCATGAACTTAGCGGATTAGAAGGTGGATACTCAGAAGCTGTTCTTAAAAAAATATGTAAAATTGCTTTGGAAAACGAAGTTCAAGCAATTATAGCGGAGTCCAACTATGGTGATGCTATGTTTAATAAGCTTCTTATTCCTGTTATGCAAAAAATATGTCCCGATGTTGGTCTCATGGAAGAAAAAGTTACGGGAGCCAAAGAAGTAAGGATAATTAGATCTTTAGAACCTGTAATGTCTCAACATCGTCTTTGTTTTAATACAAAAGCTATTAAAGAAAAAGAAACTCAAATTCAAATTACTCGTCTTACCGAGAGAAGAGGGGCGTTGGCTCATGATGACCGGGTTGATGTTTTGTCCTTGGCCGTTAATCAATGGAAAGATCATCTCACATATGATGTTGATGCATTGATTGAAAAGAACCAAGAAAAAGAAGCTATGGAAATAGTTGAAGGATGGATATCTGACGATAGGGTTGGAACTTTATTTGGAGATAAAATCTCAGGCGGTTATCGTTATGTTGATAGAAAATATAATCAATTCAAACACAGGCCTATTCTCAGAGGTAGAAGGAGTAGATAATGTTTGCTGTGACTGGTATTGGTCCTAGATGCGGAACTTCTTTTTTAATGCAGCGTATTAGAAAAATGGGAATACCTGTAGTAGGAAAAAAATTTCCTTATTGGGCTGTAAAAGAAGAAAATCCAAATGGATATTATGAAATTAATCCTTGGACAAACCTATACGGAATACATCATCAAGACTGGAAAGGAAAAGCCGTAAAGCTTTGGCCTCCTGTTTTAGAACAGACTCCGGTTACTAATATTGATAAATTAATTATCTTAGAACGAAAAGATCAAGATAAACAAATTAAAAGCATAGAACGAGTATTGCCAAAAGAATTAGATAAACTAGGATGGGAAAAACCCAAGGATGCTTTATCCCCCCTAGAAATGATAAATAAATCTACAGAAATTATCGAAGATTATCTTAGATATTATAACTCTTCTTTTATATATGTATATACAGAAGATCTAACTGATTCGCTTGATTTAATAGAAAAATTTTTAAAGGAGCCAAGAAAATGCCAGCAGTAGTAGCATTAGGAGCAATTGGACTTGCCGGTGGCGTTTTCAGCGGCATCATGGGATCTAGACAAGCAAGTGCAGATAGACAAGCTAAGATAGCTCAAATGCATTACCAAAACATGATTAGGGGAATGGAAACGGATTTTCAAAATATTCAAATTTTGGAAAAATGGGGAAGTCAGCTTAAACAAGCGAAATTAGGGGCTGTTGCTGCTGGAGCTAGAGCGGGACAAAAAAAGTTCTATGCTAGAGAAGCTTTATCTAATCAATTCTCTCAAGTAGGAAATCAAACAGCAGCCTTGAACGCAGCCGTTATTAGTAAATCAACTGGAAAAGGACTTGATACATCTAGCGGAACTGTAAAAGCAATTATGAGACAAAATGCTCAAAAAGCCTCTGAATCTAATTCTGCAATTATTTCTAAT